CTAGCGCCGGTTGATGCTCACGATGCAGAGCCCGATTGTCGCCACGGTGCCGCCAAAGAGCGCGCCGAGCACGAATGCCAACGCGATCATCGACGTGTTCCGTCAGACACGTAGCACTGCAGGCGATCAAGCGCATAGCCGTAGATGCCTGCATAATCATCGCCGCCATAAGTGGAGCCATCATCGCAGACCTCATCCCAGTAGCCAGCGTGGGCAACGTCCTGAGAGCGGTAATAGACCTGCTTGTAGTCACCGTTGGGCGTGATGTAGTACATCTGGACGCCGTCGATGGTCTGCCCCCACAGGCCCGCCATGCCATTTACGCTGTCGTTGTAGTTGGCAGACTGTACCCAGCCGAGCCAACCGCTCTCCTTGGTGTGGACGCGATAGCGAAGGGTGCCGCTGTCAACCCAAGCGATGAGCATGTCGTGGGAGCCGTAGGGCGCACCCGCGAAACCCTCGCTGTTGCTGTCATTGAAGTTGGTGACAGCATCATTCCATGCGCCGTAGCGATTGTGCAGCGCATAGTGGATGTTGACGCTCTTACCCGTAGACTTCGGGAACTTGGTACGGGTTGCAGAATAAGAGGGATGATACGTGCCGCCATTGCCATTGGTCGGCGCGATGGGAGCTACATAACCGCTGCCGAGATAGGCTGAGACCGCCTGCTTGAACTCCCACCAGCTCTTTCCGTACTTGGCGAAGTAGCCATTGGGATCGGTGTGGTCGGAACCACCCCAGCGCTGAGCAGCCTCGTAGTGGGAAAGCAGGCGCGAGGTATCCCAGCCATGTGTGCGGAGCTCATCGCCAGTCCACTTGACTGCTTCAGTCCACTGCTTTGCAAAATCGCTGGCATTGGTGGCGTGCGCCAGCTCGATACCGATTGTGGCGTAATTGCCATTACCAACATGCCAGCACAAACGGTTCTCGGGCACCGTGTTATACACGGTGGAACCGTCAAGCTCCATAACATGGTGCACGACATAGGTATCATTGCCGCTCCAGTAGCTCACGTGGTTGCGGGCACTGGCGCCCGGGTTAGCGGTCTCGTGAATTACGAGATAACTCGCATTGAGCCATCCATGTCCATTGCTGACATAGCTATCCACACTCTGGTAGGCCTCAGCGCCGCACGGGGCGGCAAGGGCAGCCACGAGGGCGAGGACAACGGCAAGGACGCTACGGAGCGGCAGCTTGCGCTTGGGCTCGGCACTAGTCTCCGTCATGCTCGCCTCCCGCCTTGAGTCGCGCGGCGTCCACGGCCTGCTCGGCTGCGGCGTAGATGGCCGCACTCGCGACCCCGCATACCGTGCCGATGGCGGCGACGGCCTGGTTGTCCGTGGCGATGCCGGCGACGCTGGTCGCGACGGAGCCCAAAAAGGCAGCCGTGCACAGCCAGAACTTTCGGCTTGTCACCTTGCGGATAATGTCTTCGGTAGTCATGATTCCTCCTATCTGTCGGATTCCTTGCTGTAGATCAGGTCGACTCGGTCGCAGATGTGGTCGACCTTTTGAGCCATGCCCTGGCTACGCGTCTGGCTGTGGACCAGGTCGGCGTGCAGCACGTCATTCGACGCGACGACCGACTCCATGAGGGTCTTCATCGCCTCCATGAGACTGTTGCTTCGCTCCATCTGCGCGGCGATTCGCCCTTCCATCTGCGAGCGCTCCCGATCTCGCTGCGCCCGCTCGTCCACTTCGGCCTGCTTTCGCTCCTCGCGCTTGAGGTCGATGTTCGCCTTGCGCTCGTTCTGGACCTTGTATTCGTCAAGAAATTGCCGCCCAAAATAGAAGGCGATCAGCACCAGCGCCGCGCCGCAAAGCCAGCCGGGTCCGTACGGCGCGAAGAGCTTGAGCACCTCCATCCGGCCTCCCTCCCGTTCTGCAGTGCGGCGGAGGCCCATCCCCCGCCACACTGCAGGTTCGGCCCCCCGTAACGCCGGCCTACGCCGCCGCCATCGTGCCGACGCACACGGCCAGCGGGCCCTGCGACAGGATCACGGCGCGGTCGGTGATGACGCACCCCGTGCAGGAGCGCACCATCGGGACCGTCACCACCGCGCCGTGCAGCATCACGTCGAGCGCCGTGTCGTGGACGCCCACGACCGTGCCGAACTCCATCGTCAGCCGCTTGCCGCCCGACGGCATCGCCGCCGCCAGCCGTGCCGCCGCGCTCTTGATCTCGGCTGCCGAATCGCTCATCGCTCGTACCTCCTCGCCGTGTGTTTTATGACGCAGCCGGCGTCGAGCGTCAGCGTCTGCTTCTGGATTGCCAGCTTGCCGACCACCCCGCCGGTCCTGTAGTTCATCGCCACCGCCATGCACGGCTCGACGGGCTTATACACGCTCTTGAACTCGTCCGTGCGCGTCACGGCGCGCTCGGTGGCGAGCAGCTCCGCCGCTTTGCGGTCCGCCGCCGCCTGCATGGCGTCCTGGGGCCAAGGTGTGGCGTTGCCTCCCTCCTCGACCTTGTCGGCGACGAAGATGGCCTCGCCGCCGTCGATGTAGCAGTAGCCCCAGCTGACCTTGTTGTGGTTCTCCGTGGCGTGATAGGTGTAGCTGACCTTCTGCCACTCGCCAGTCATGGTGAACCCCTTGGTCACCGGGCCAAGCACCCTCTCCTGATCCCAGAAGGACTGTATGATGCCCGTCGCGCCCTTGGTGCCCTTGACCCACACGCTCTGCGTGTAGTCCGTATCCTTCTTGACGCTCGGCCCCTCGTCCTGGCAGAAGCCGACGCGCCCGCCACTCGAGACGACCTTGATGCCGAAGAGCACGCCCACCTGCGGCGAGTCGGGAACGTAGACGGTCTGGATGCTGCCGTGCGAATCGCTCTGCCTGAAGCTCTTATCCGACTTCTTGCCGGTGCCGATGAGGGCGTTGGCGGCGCCCTCGACAAGGTTGGTGTCCTCGGTGTCCACGCCCGGAAGGCTGTCGTAGCTGTAGCTCTTTACGATTCGACGACCGACCGAGACGGTCGACAGGTCGGAGTCGGGCGAGTCGTCCACCGCCGTGCCGCGCACCGATGCGTCCTGCGTGCTGAAGTCCACGTGCACGACGTTGCAGACCTCGGCGCGATTGGTCGATTCGGTCATGTCCGACATGAAGCGCGCGTCCCTGCCCTCGGTGAACTCAGCCGAGATGGGCATGTCGGCGGGCTCGACGTAGCGCCTGTAGATCACGTTGCCCATTCGGTCGGTCGCCGGCGAGCGGAACCCGGCCGCCTTGAGGAGCAGGTCCACCGCGTCCAGCTTATTCTTGGCGTCGTTGTCCCTGCCCACGCCGAAAACCAAGGTGCTGCCCAGAAGGAGACTGCTGGGGTCGGCGTAGACGGTGAGGCCGACCGATTCGGCAATCTTGACGGCCTCATCAACCAGATTGCTGCCCGCAACGATCACGTACGGCCCGTCGAAGTCGTCGTCTTTGAGCCGCTTCAGGAGGCCGTAGGCATTGATCTGTCCCTCGCGGTAGGCACCGTCGATGTCCACCGAGTCCACCACGGGCATGAATGTTCCGAGGCACTCGCGCCTCTCGCTGCCGTCCGAGAAGGAGGCGTTGAGGTACACGCGCAGAAAGTCGTTGCCGACGTCGAACTTGTCGGCGAAGTCCAGGGATGCGGTCTCGTAGAGCGCCGTGTTCGCGTTGCGCTCTATGGAGCCGCCGTTCTCGATGTCGCGCACGAAGTCGAGCTCGAGCCCCGTCTCGCGCGAGACGCGCACGAAGTCGTAGGAGGCGTCAAACGGCCTCGTCCAGTTATCAGCCATTGGCGGGCTCCTCCCACGTCTCCCACGTCGGGTCGCACGAAGCCACCCACGCGCCATCGGAACGCTTCACGCCGCAGCTCAGGCGGGCGCGGAACCGCTCGCCGTGGAGGTCGCGCACCCAGAAACGTCCCGCGGTGTTCATGATCTCGAGGAATGACTTGTAGTCCTCCTCGTCGAGCAGCAGGAAGTCCATGCTGTCCTTGACGTCCCTCTCGTTGATGCCGTACGAGACGGGCAGCCCCTCCCCGCCGTCGGCGAAGTGCAGCATCTTGTACCCGTGCGTCACCTTGCGGCTCGAGCCCTTCTTGAGATAGCGCCCGAGCCACGACCTCTCAGCGCCGGCTCCCCAGTTGAGAGCCACCGCGCGGCTCGCCACGGTCGTCTTGACCCTCGTCGCCGTGCTCACGCCCGTCGCGGCGTAGGCGACCGCGACGTACTCGAACTCGCTGTTGAGCGGAGGCAGCGGGTCGCTCGCGCCCTCGCCCGCCGCAAGGTGAGAGCCGAGCTGCAGGGTCGAGCCGTCGGGCAGGACGCGCGACACGGTAAAGTGGGACGTCTCGGGCGTGTCGTCGCTGTCGGCCTTGCCTGGAAATACCGACAGCTGGCATCCCAGCCTCTCGTCGACGAAGATGTTTAGCGACGGTTTGGCTGGCGGTGCCCAGTCGGTCCGGAAAGCTCTCGAGGCGGTGACCGATAGCGACGATCCGGCCGTGACCGTGAGCATGACCCTGTACGGCGTGAAGTTGACGAAGGCGTGTTGCGCGTAGCCCAGGCGGAAGGAGCGCGCGTCCTTGTCCACAGCCCCGCTCCACAGAAGGTTGCCCCTGATGTCGCATAAAGACAGGTACTGTCGGCTGACGCCCGTCTCGTCGGCCACCTTCCACGTGAAGGTATGCGGCACCGCGCGCAAGGTTGCCCCGTCCGCAGCCGGGTCGGTGAAGAATGCCTGGGGCGCGTCCGCCACGGTATAGGCCGCCGCGCTCGACCACGCTCCCCAGTCTTCGTCGAGGCCCTTGGTGCGCACGCGCACGGTGTACATGCCCTTGGCATCCGTCGGCAACTTCAGGCTCGTAGCCGAGCCATCGACCGTCGTGGCAGTGGTGCCCGCAGGGGTCGTGATCTGCACCTCAGCGGAGGCCTGCGCCGAGCCGTCCGGATGGTTGGGCACCCATTCGAGTGTCGCGGTCGAACGGGTGGCATAAGCTGCCCTGACGCCCCTGATGGACGGTGCGAGCGGCGGGCATATAGTCGTGACCTCGTTTGACTCGGTCCAAGGTCCCTTAAGGCCGCTCTTGACCGCGCGGACGCGGTAGCGCACCGTTCCCGCCGGCGCCTCCTCGTCCTCCCAGGAGGCGTTTACGTCCGCATCGACCCACGTCTTGCGCCCGTCGGTCGTGAGCTGGAACTCCCAGCTGTCGACGAAAGCCGGCGCGTCGTGCCCCTTGAGCACGACCTTCGCCGCCTCCGCTTTGACGGCCTCGAGCATGCCGAGCGCCGTCGGCGTGGTGTAGATCGCCGGCGCGCTCACGCCGTAGTCCGACGTGCCGCCGGGGCCCGTCGCCTTGGCCGAGAAGATGTACATGCAGCCCGGCTCGAGGCCGTTGTAGGTGTGGCTCGTGGTATCCCAACTAACGGTGCCGACGTCGGTGAACTTCCCCGGGCCGTTCTTCACCACGCCGACGGTCACGGTCGACCAGGGGTAGTCGCCGTTCATGCCCGTGTAGTCGACGTCCCAGCTGACCTTCGCGCTGGTGTCGCTCAGGCGCTCCGCCCTGATGTTCTTCGGCGTGTGCGGCGTGTGGTAGGCGCGGCACGGAACCGTGACGGTGTTTGATGCGTTGGACGTTCCGTTGCCGAAGCCGCCCGTGACATTAATCTGGCCAGTGAAGGTATGGTTGTAGGCGTCGCCGTTGCCGCGCGCGAGCTCGACGTCGCGCGACGTGCACTGGACCCATACCCAGTCGCTGTTGTTCGTCGAGTAGACTGAGCCGTTCCACGAGCCGCCCGCCGACGAGCTGCCGTTTGCGTAGCAGTCGATGGCGTAGCGCGTGCCGTAGCCGTGCGTGACGCGGTAGGTCACGGTGGTGTCCGTGCGCCCAACCTCCGCCACGTCGACGTACGCGCACCAGCAGTACAGGCCGTAAGCGCCTCTGCCTTGAACCCAGTTTCCCTGCGCCATACTACGCGACCCCCATCGCCATGCTCTGCTCCACCGCCGCGACGAAGCTCCTGAAGGCGGAGGCCACGCGTCCGTCGACGCCCAGCAGGTCGCCGTCGAGGTAGAGGTTGTAAACGTTGCCGCCGCCCGCGATGCCCGCGGCTCCGCTGGCGGTCGCCCCGTATGCTCCGCCGCCGGTAACGCTCACACCGAACACGGCGGCCTTCTCGACGTTGCGCACCGCCGACCTCATGGACTTCACCGGCTCGTCCGCCGTGTCGTCGATGCCGAGGGCCGCGCCCTCCATGACGTAGCCGAAAATCTTGCGGAACACGCGCGAGGGGGAGTGGATACCCAGCAGGTTCTTGGCCGCGTCGATGGCGCCGCCAACCACGCCGGTAATCTTGCTCACGACCACGCCAGCCGCGCCGCTGATTCCGTTTGCGATGCCCTGCACGATCTGCGAGCCGATGGAGGCCATGCGGCCCGTGATGGAGGACAGGGCGCCCATGATGGAACTGCCGATACTCGAGGCCGCCGAGGTCACGAAGCCGACCGCGCCGCGGATGGCGGAACCCAAGCTGCTGATTCCGTTGCGGCCGATGCTCGCCAGGGTGGACGGCAGGTTCTGGATTGCGCCGCGGATAGCGGACACGATATTGGTGCCGCACGAGCTGACGAAACCGACCATGCCGGTGATGCCGTTGCCCAGGAACGTGATGGCGTTCCTGCCTAGGCTCAGCCAGTCGAGCGCCGACCAAGCCGAGACGAAAGCCGAGAAGATGGCCGGGATGTTGGCGATGAGCGTCGGTATCGCCTGCACAATGCCAAGTGCCAGCGTCACGATTGCCTGGATGCCGGCACCGAGCAGTATCGGCGCGTTGTCGTTGATCGCGCTGGCGAGGTTCTGCACGATGACCGGGGCCTGCTCGATGAGCGTCGGCAGGCTGTCGGCGATACCCTGCGCCAAGCCGACGATGAGGTTCGCCGCGCCCTCTGCCAGAACGCCCGCGTTCTCGGCTATGGACTCGGAGAGGCCGGTGAGAATCTGCAGGCCGCTCTCCGTGATGGAGGGCAGGTTCTCGGACAGGTAGCCGCCGAGCGACGTCATGAGCGACGCCGCCGTCTCGGAGAGGAACGACAGCCCCATCTCGATTCCCTCGGCGAGCCTGGGAACGACCTCGCCGCCCACGTCGGCGAAGCCCTCGGCGATGCCGGGCAGCGATGAGGTGATGTTCTCCTGCAGCGTGGAAAGGTCGCCCTCGAGCAGCGTCAGCCCGTAGACCATGGCGAGGTGCAGCGACTCCAACGGGTTGTCCCCAGCCGCCCAGATCTCGCCAAGGCCCTTGAAGCGCTCGCCGATCTCGTCCACGCCGTCCGACACGGCGGAGAGGATGTCGCCCATGAGCCCGGGCACGGCTGCCGCCGCGCTGTCGAGTGCCTGCGTGAAGATGCTGACGAACGCCTGACCGAGCACGGGCCCGACCGACGTGACAAGGCCCGGCAGCTGCGACAGCGCCGTGCCGACGATGGTCGCAACGCGCGGGATGACGTTCGAAGCCGCCGTCTCGACCGACTCGACCAGCTCCTCGGTGAGCTTGCCCATGTCGGCGTCGTCCTTGCCCAGCTCGGTCAGCCAGTTCTCCCAGGCGGCCTTCGCCATGTTGCAGGAGCCCTCGATGGTCGTCGCGGCCTCGCGCGAGGTCGTGCCGGCGATCTGCATCTGCTCCTGCATCGTGTGGATGGCGAGCACGATGTTGTCGAAGGACAGACTCGACTCGTCCACGGCGGAGTTGACGGCATGCGCGTCCTTGATGAGGCGCTGCATCTCCTCCTTGGTGCCGCCGTAGCCCAACTTGAGGTTGTCCAACATCGTGTAATTTTGTTTCGCAAAGCCCTGGTACGCGTTCTGGAGGTCCTCCATCGCCGTGCCGAAGGTGTTGGCGTTGTCGCTCATGTCGACCATTGCCGTGTTGGCGTACTTCGCGGCCTTTACCGTGTCGCCGCCCAGTGAGGAAACGAGCGAGGCCGAGAAACCCGTCACCTGTTCCATGTATTGGTTGGCGCTAATGCCGGCCGTCTTGTAGGCTGCGTCGGCGTTTGCGAGCACCGTGGTCTGCGCCTGCTCGAGCTGCTGCCACTTGCCGGAGCACTGCTCGACGGTCTGCCCCGTGAGCGCGGCGTACTCGTCGAGCGACTTGCCCATGTTGCCGAAAATCTTCTGAATGCCGCCGACGTTCTGCTCGTACGCGGCGTAGGCCTGCGTGCTCGCCACGCCGATGGCGGCGACGCCCGCGCCGACGGCGGCGACGCCAACGCCGATAGCCTTGGCCGCTGCCATGCCTGCACTTCCCAGCGTGCCCACGACCTTCGAGGCCACGCCCTCGGCCTTGCCGCTGGCCTCGTCCTTGAGGCCGACCTTAATCATCAGGTCGAGAAGGTTCACCTAGACCACCTTCAATCCCATCCGCTCGATGATGTCTGCGGCGATCTCGTCGCCGCCGCGCGTGTCCTCCGCCTCGGACCCATCGCCCGCACCGCCGTTGACGATGCTCAGGAAGGGCTCCTTGAGCCACTTCCCCTGCGCCATGAGGCGCACCGACTCGCTCAGGTACACGCGGAACGCCTCCCGCTCGTCCCGCTCGCGCCACCGCGCGACCATGTACCTACAGAAAGGGCGAGCACGCCGTGGCCCGACGTACTCGCCCAGACAGAGCCATATGTGAGATGGGTCCTCGGCGGCTATCCAAAAAAAGGAGCCAAGATGTCCTTGATGCCGTCGATGCCGTCGATGGCATCCTTGATGTCGTTCACCCACTTCTTGACGGTGAAGTCGGCCTTGTACTCCTCGAGCGTCTGGCCGTCGAGTGCGGCGAGCAGCTTGTAGCTGATCTCGCCGCCCTGGCGCAGCACGTCGGGTAGAAGCCCCGCCACCATGTCCACGGCGAGGCCATTGACCTCGGCGGTGGCGGCTGCCTTCGCGGCCTCGGGGTCGCCCTTCGCCTTGGCGGTCGCCTTGGCCTTGGCCTTGGCGGAATCGGAGCGGAACTTGGCGTAGGAGGCCTTTGCCTTTGCGCCGAGTTCGCCGTTCATGACGTCCTCTGCCACGTCCGCTAACAGGCACATGGCGTTCTGGAACTCGTCGGCGTTAAGGTTGTCCAGCTTCATGGTTAGGCTCCAATCTCCTGTTTGATATACAGCTCGTAGGGCACGATCTCGGGGTTCTTGATTGAGTAGTGGCCCGTGAACTCGAACGCGAACTGGCCCTTGGCCTTGTTCTGCGTCGTGATTTGCAGACCGCCCGTGTTGAGCGCGTTGATGAGGCGGATGGCGATATAGCCGTTGCCGTTCTCGCCCGAGTAATCGCCGATGAGCCAGATGTCGGCGAAGTCGGCCTCCGAGAGCGCGGAGCGCGGGACGATCTTCCCCTCGGTCTCGTCGGCTGCGGCTGCGAGCTTCTTGCCGAGCGCGGTGTTCAGCGTCACGAAGGTGCCGCTCAGCTTGGCCTCGATGCTGTCGATGCGCTTGAGCTCCATCGTGTTTGCTGGGCAGTTGTCGATGTCCTCGCCGTAGTCGATGAAGTTGGGCGTGGCAGCGAAGCTGGTTCCGCCGCTCGTCGCGCCCATCAGCTCGGACTCCGCGACCTCGGCGGTCTTGGGGTTGAAATTCGTGGCGAGAAGGCCCGCGTTGATGACGATCTCCTTGAACGTGTTCTCGGGGATGCGCGTGAACTTAGACATATGACCTCCTAGTAGCTGGTCATGTACTCAATGGTCAGGTTGATGATTCGGCGCTTCACGGCGTTGTCCTCGTCGGCCATGGCGTTGCAAAACGGCTCGCCCTGCATCACCCACATGCCGCCGCCGTCGCACGGCAGCAGCACGCCGGAGAGCCCGAGCGCACGGGCGACCTCCTCGACCTTGGCGTTTGGCGCGGCCTCGGACGAGGTCCGGTACCAGAGGTTCACCTCGGAGTTGCACTGCGTGCCGAACGCCGCGGTCGGAAGGTCGTAGGTGATGTAGGGCATCTTCGCCTCGCCCGGCACAGCCGAGTCGCGGTACACGGGAAGGCCGAAGCCCTCGAGCCACGCCTGCAGCGCAGCCGCCTTAGTCGCCATCCGGCACCTCCCACTCCTCCGCGCTGCACTGGCCGAAGCTGAACGACGCGCAGCACGGCGCGGCCCCGTCGTCCGCGTTCGACGTGCAGCGGAATACCTGCCCGTCGAACGCACGCTGGAAGAGGTCGCCGTACCGCAGCGGCTCGTCGGTGGTCACGGTGTAGACGTTCCTCACGCCGTCGTGCTCCGCGATGCGCGAGGCCGTCGAGCTGTCGCGCACGATCGCCGCCGTGAAGCCGTCGCCGACAGCCAAAACGGTCTTGAGGCCGCCCTCGCCGTCAGGCTCGGTCTTTGCGACGAGCCTCGCGCACGCCACCGCCATGCGCTCGTACAGGCGGCTCACAGCTTTCTCCAAGGGTCGAGACGCGCCTTGAACTGCTGTCGCCACGTGATGGGCGAGCCGTCGCCGCCGACGCGCGTGTAGCTGTAGCCGCCGAAGCTCTCGGATGCGTACGGGCTGTCCAGCTCCTTGACGTGCTCGGTCTGCCACGCTGCGATCTCGTCAGCGAGGTCGACCACGGCCTGCGGAATGGCGAGCGCCCAGACGGTGCCGACGAACTCCTCGTCCGTGAGGCCGTTGTAGGGCCATGAGTGCAACCCGTCGTTGAACGTCGAGCCCGTGATGCGGATGTACTGGCCCTCCTTGAGGTCGAGCCCCGCGGGCGGCACGAGGCGGCCGTCCTCGATGCGGACGCGCCCCGTGCGCTTGTCAGCGACGAACCAGTTGCGCAGCGACAGAAGCACCTGCTCGAGCATCTCTGCGCCTATCGCTTATCGGTGATGACGGCGGCGAGCTCGGGGCTGAGGGTCTTGACGCCGCAGAGCATGTCGATGGAGACGGTGTCGGTCTTGGTCTTCTGGTCGTAGCCCTGCACGACGCGCAGACCGAAGCCGTCGTAGGAGGTGGAGAACGCCTTGGGGGCGCCGAGCGGCATCTCGAGCTGGCGGGTCACGAGCGCGAAGGCGTTCTTGTGGAACGCGATGGACGGCGTGTAGTTGGCCGTCTCTGCCGTGGTCTTCTGCACATTCTGGTCGCAGTAGAAGTCGAGGCCGTACTTACGGCCAAGCGATGCCTCCTTGAGGGCGGTGCCGTTGTCGCCGACGGCGGACGCGTTGGTGAACGCCTCGGTGTTGAGCAGGTCGGCCTCGGCCTGGGAGCCGTAGACGAAGCGGCGCTCCGTGGAGGGCGCCTTGGCGTCCACGAGGAACTTACGGGCGGCGATGATGTCTGCCACGGCGATGGCGCCCTTGGTGTGGTCGACGCGGTTCGTGACGTCCTTCTCGAGCGCGAGCAGGTAGCCGTCGATCTTGTCGGCGAAGGCCTGCATCGCCGGAACGAGGAACTGCGCGGAGAAGTCGACGATGCCCATCGTCAGCTCCTTGGACGTGACGGCGAACGTCACGTCGAGCAGCTTGTCCATCTTGACGGGGACCTTGCCCTCCGTGGCGTCCTGCACCTCGACCTCGGTGGTGAACTCCTTGGCCTCGAAGGTGGCGGGCTTGCGGACGGTGATGGTGTCGCCCACGCCGGCGACGAACTCGGAGGAGTAGTCGCGGTGGACGAGGTTGGCCATGACGGCGTTGGTGCGCAGAACGTCCAGCGCCTCGTTGGCGATGATGTTGGGTGTAAGGATGGTGTTCGACATAGAAACTCCTTAGCCTCTCTGCTCCGCCTTGTACTTCATGTACTCGGCGGTGCTCATTTCATTGATGTCCTTGCCGCCCTCGCCCTTGGGGGCGTGGGCCACGTCGGCACCCTTGACGGTCGTGGTTGCGATGAAGTCGGCCCAGTCGGCCTTGATGCCCTCGGTCAGCTTGTCCGCGTCCTCGATAGCGCCGTCCTTGACGGTCACGCCCTCGAGGTCGGAGACCTTGAGAACGGTGTCGATGCGCTTCGGGTCAACACCCGCCGACTCGAGCAGCTGTCGGTACAGGCCGCGCTTCTCTGCTGCTGCCTTTTCCCCAGCGACCTCGGCCTTGTAGTCGTCGAGCTCCTTGCACTTGGCCTTGTACTTTTCCTCGTACTCGCCCGCGCCTTCGCCCTTGGCCTTGAGTACGTCCAGCTCCTTCTTGTAGCCGTCCGCCTTGCCAGCGGCCTCCTTGAACTCGTCGCGCTGTGCCTTGAGCGCGTTCACGCTCTCGGCATGCTCGTCGATGATCTGGTCGATCTTCTCGTCCTCGATGCCCATTGCCTTGAGCATCTTTCGCGTAAGTGCCAACAGAATCTCCCTTGCTTCAGAATGGGCGGGTTCCCACCTATTGCCTCGGCGGGGCCCGCGCCGCAATACCTCGCGGCAAGGGTGAGTATCCAAACGGAGTAACGCGGCCCTACGCGCCACTCCTCAGGTGCTTCTCGAGAATCGCCCGGTACGTGTCTCCGTGGCCCGTCGCCGCCTTGCGCAGGAAGTGCTTGCCCTTCATGTGGGAGGTCCCCTCCTCGACGTACGGCGCGTACTCGACGTTGGTGCCGATGAAGCAGTCGTAGCCTTTGAGGAGGTGCGTGACGGAGTTGCGCAGCCTGCCCGTGTCGACCGGGCACGTCGCCTTGGCGTAGCCCTCCGCGACGAGGCCTATCTCCTCCAGGCCCGTTTTATAGGCGCGCAGGAGGGCCTTCTCGACCTGCTCGATGTTGTTCTGCCGTATCTCGATGCACTCGGCGGTATCCAGCTTCGCGGCGTTTACGATCTCCTCGGTGATGAGGGTGCCGTGCCGGCCGTGGTCGCCGACGCCGCCGACGAGCCCGTAAGCCATCAGTCGAGCACCTCGCAGCCGTAGCCAACGCGCCCGTCGACGTCCGCCTCGATGGCCTCGATGGCTTGCACCGGAACGCCCTCGCACCCGAGCGTGCAGCCGTCGTCGGGCTCGACCTCGTCGCCGCGCTGCGTGCAGATGTAGGTATCCGGGAACGTGAAGCCGAAGCCCAGCTTTACGGCGCAGTCGCCGCAGTTCGCACAAGTGAATAGCTCTTTCATGCCTGCCCCAATCTCTCTGCGGGCAGTGTCACGGCACGGTCACGCGGCATGAAAAAAGCCCCGCCGTGGCGGGGCCTGTTGGCTAGTTATTTAGTTCGCTTTCGAATATCTCGACTATATCGGCTTCAAGAGCATCCTCGAACTTATTCGGGCCAAACAGCTCGTAGTACTCCCTACGATTCTCGTCGTCGTATTTGGCCTCTTTAAGCCATAGCTCCTGAACGGCTTTAGGCTTGGAATCGAGAACGTGACCTATAGCGTCGACGTCGTCTCTTCCGTCGAGATAGCTAACGGCTTCGTTGAGTATGTCATTCATGATGCTCAATCTTGAAACCGAACCTCTCCTCAATCGCCCGAAACAGCCTGTCCTCGTTGCCGCCGTAAAGCCTTTGGATTCTAAGGTACTTCACCTCATCGACATTATAGGACGCATCCGGCTCGGAAACCTTCTCGAACGTGTAGATACTTCCATCGTGAGCTGCGATTATCCCCATCTCGCAGCCCTTGCCGCCGACCGCCAAAAGGTCAGTCGCGCTAGGGATGCCAGAGGCCGGGTGGTTGTGGAGCAGCACTACGCGCCGACCGTCCCCGATTGCCGCCTCGACCTTCTTGCCGAACTTCGCCGGAGGGACCACGGTGCTGCCGATGGTCGAGTTAACGCAGCTCGTGATTGTCTTGCCCGTTGACAAGTCGATGGCGTAAAGGTCCTCGCCGTTTGTGCCCCCTCGGTGGCTGAGGATGCGTCTTATGCTCGCATGTACGCCGTCCGCGGCATCTTTGCCGACGGCTTTAGACACCTTTGCCCTGTAGTCCCTGCTCGCGATCTTCCCCATATCCACCGCGAACTCCATTGAGTGCTCTACCGGCTTAGCTCTCGATTTCCCGCCGCCCTCGTAGACCGTGCCGAGCGCCGAGTCCAGCACCTTTTGCTGGTCGCCCGCCGACATTTTCCTAAACCCGCTCGACGGTATGCCGTAGTCCTCAAGCTGCCGCGAGAGCCGCTTTCGCGCCTCGGTCTTGGACACGCCCGCCGTATCCAGCTTGCGCTTGGTTCCAGGCATTTCCATGAACTCTGAGATGGTGCGGTTCGCGGGCTTGGTGCCGTTGACGGCGGGCTTGCCCGCCTTCCATTCCTCGTAGGTCATGCCCTCGGGCAGGCGGCTGAAACGCTCGCCGTCGAGCACGTCAAGCCCGTCGCAGCACGCCACCAGTGTGCATCGGCAGTTGCACGTCTCGGCATACGGCGCCTCGGGGTCGCCCGGGTAGCGACACCCGTTGCTGAACTTCTCGCCGACCTCGACCTTCTCGCGGTCAATCTTCCTGTGGCTCGAGCGCGTGCGCAGGTCGAGCGTCGCCACCCATTCCTGCTGCACCTTGATACCGAGCCCCTTGGCCCTCTTGTAGCTGTCGACGCGCCCGGCGTTCTCCGCCGCCGTCGTCGAGGTCCGCGCCAAGCGCACCGCCGCCGCGCGGTTGGACCCCGCCACGTCCTGGATGCGCTTCGCGATCTTGGGTATCGACTCGCCGAGCAGCACGCCCTGCGTGATCTGGTTGGCTATAAGCCGGCGGTTCCACGCCACGTCCTTGGCGACGTTGACGGACGGCTTTGGCAGGTAGCTGTCGTGGTCGGTGAGCAGCCTCTGGACGGTTGACGCGTCCTGTAGTGCGTAGGCCGTGTCAACGCCCACGGCGCTCTCGACCTGCCACGTGCCGTAGTTGTAGTTCTCGGCGTAGACCTCGGGCAGCCTGCCCTCGATGGCGGCGGCTGCGACGACGTTCGCGTGCGTCATGGCCTCGGCGCACTGCTTGAGGACGATTCGGTAGCGCCTGCCCGCCGCTATCTTCCCGCTTCGCCAAGACCTGTATTGCGCCTTGGTGATCTCGCCGGCCTCAAGCCGCTCGCGCATCTTCTCGTCGTCGGCCTCGAACTGCGCCAGATAGCGCTTGAGGTCGGCGTAGGCCGTCTTGCTCGCCTCGCCGTACACTCCCGCCACCTCGCGCTCGAACGCCCGAATCTCGGCGTCTGAGAACCCGTGAGCGCTATCCTTCGCCATGCGCCGCCTCCAATCGTCGGCACGCATGGTCGCCCGCGCATAACGGAAAAGGGCCCCGACCGAAGCCGGGGCCCTTCCCTACTCGCCGTCTGCCTCTAGCATCTGGCGTACCTCGTCGCGCCAGCGCTCGGGAACGCTCTCGAGCGTGCGCTTGCCGCTTTTCACGGCGCGGTAGTAGATCTTCGCCAAGCTACTCACCTCCAACGATGTCGCCGAGTTCGAGAAGGGCCGCCTGCGAGTCGGCGACCTGCTGCTGGAGCGATGCGATCTGCTCCTCCACGCTCATGCCGTCCGCCTCGTGTGCCGCCCAGACGGTGTCAAAGTCGGCCTTTGCGCCATCGACCGTCAGCTCGCCCGTCGGGTCGGTGAAGTGCAGCTCCTCGTAGGTGAACACCTTCACCTTGACGGAACCGCCCTCGCCCCCCTGCTCCCCGCGCTCGCCCTCGGCGATGCCGCGGCGCAGCCAGACGTCGGTCCCCGCGATCTCGACCGTCTCGGGCCTCTCGCCCGTTCGCTCCGACTTCACAACCATATTTTTCCTCCTAACCCACGGCCCTCGCCGCGTTGAATATGCACCGCTTGACGTTCATCTGGTGCTCCATGACGGCCGTTTTCAGCCAGCCCCAGTAAGAGCACACGCGCCTCGCCAAGCGCTCGGTGCGCCTGCGCCTGTAGCGCGCGAACGCGCGTCGCAGTCGTTTCCAGAGCCTCTTTCGCAAGTCGACCCGGCGCCCGCGAGCGCACCAGATGCGATAGCCCGCGAAGTCGATGGGCTCGGCGCCGTTGCGCCTCACCTTCCACGGTTTCAGCGACAATCCTAGCCGCCCCAAAACGCGCGCGGCGATGGCCGCGGCCTTCCTGAGCGAGCGCTTTGAGTTGCCGAGAAAATAGCCGTCGTCGGCGTACCACACCTGGCATCCCGCGAGCCTCATGCGCTTGCCGCGCCGCTCCTTCGCTGCCTCCTCGACCGCGTGGTACGCGAACGAGATCACGAACGCCGCCAACCGAAGCGACAGGTAGCTGCCGAGGATAAGGACGCCGTTCATCGTCGACAGCAGCGAATGGAGCAGGTAGAGGACCTGGCTGTTCTTGACGTAACGCGCCACCAGACCCTCCACCACCGCCGTCAGCATCGAGCCGTAGCAGTTGCGGATGTCGACGTGTAGGTGGTAGGCGAAGCGGTGAACCGCGCGCCTGAGCTTGCGCATCCCCAGCGCCGCGCCCTTGCCCTTGACGCCGCTCGACACCTGCCAGAAACCGACCTTGGCGGCAAGGAGCGGCTCGAGTGCCCCAACGCACAGGTAGTTGCACACCTGCCGCTTGATGCTCTCGACGCTTATCTCGCGCAGCTTGCCGTTGTTCGGGTCGTGCTTCAGGTAGGTTCGAATCGGCTCGAACGTAAGCGTCTCGGTCGAGAGCTCTAGCCAGATGCGGTCGACAAACGCCGTCTCGGTGCCGTATTCGTCGGCGACGCGCCAGCCGTTCTCCTTGCCGGAGTCGCTTTTCTTCCATCGGTGCAGGGCCTCGACGACGCTCTTGCGCGTGAACTCGAGGCCCTTGCAGTAGGTTTTCATAGATCAAAGCTCTTTCTGTCTGTCATACGAGCGTTCGCCTTGCGGTTACCAGCCCGTGAGCCTTGCGGACAAATTTCACTCAAAGGAGTCAGGCTGAGCCGCGTCCCGCCAGAAAGCGGCGGGCGCGGTAGACACGGTGCGAGTAGAGATTTATAGACAGATTGCCGGGAGACGAAGTTCCAAGTGGCCCTACCGGACCTGTTCCTCGAGTTCGCGTAACGAAGACCGGCATTCGAGCCGTTCCTCAGGTTGCCGAGGAACTGAACCAGAAACCAGCGCCGCCCTCACCGTGAATCCCTGTTTGGGGTTAGGAGGGGGCCAGCCCCCTCTCAGGGCTACGCCCTGATTCACCCCCGGCTACGGCCCGTAGCAGAAAGCCGGGAGACGAAGTACCAAGTGGCCCAACCGGACCCGCTCCCCGAGAGCGCGCAACGAAGACCGGCAACCGAGCCGTACCACAGGCTGCCGAGGAACAGAACCAGACGGATTGTGCCCTTGACTTTGCCGCCGGAGGTGTCGAAGTAGAAGTAGTCGCCGACACCGGTCGTCGCCGAGCCGCCGAGCCCCTTGCCCAAGATGAGGCCGTTGACGAACTGGATGTCGAGCATGTAGCCGTCCGCCGTCGGCATGCACGCTGCCGTCGGTGTCACCCCATCCGCCACGGCGTTCTTCTTCTCATTGCGAGTGTCGGGGTTGACCGCGATACCGAAGCCCGTCCCATCGGAGACGAAGAGCGTATCGCCCATGAACTCCCACAGGCCCAGCCCCGTCTCGACGCCGCCGACCTTGAACGGATGCTTGCCGTCCTTCGCCACCTGGCCGTCGCCCACGAGGGCATCGGTGTTGCCCGTGTTCCACGGCGCACTCTGGAGCCATGTGTTCACGGTCGTGTCGAACGCCTTGGCGACGTCCATGAGAAGCGCCACGTTGCCGTCTGCGAGCGTCTCCTTGCCGCCGACGACCGCGCCGTCGAACACGTCGTATGCGGCTGCGGCACCTCGGTCTGGGCACGTGGTGCCCGTGTCGGTGCCGTACATCATCGACGCGCCAACGGGAATCTTCGCCGCCTGCTCGGCGGTGACGACCACGCGCGTGACTCCCGTCTCGGCGAGCGCGGGGTGGATCTGGATGTTGAAGTCCGTGCAGCCCGGGAAGTCCACCTGGGAGGACTTGCAGAGCGTCTTGGTCAACTGGTGGAAGTTGATATACCACTGGTCGTAGACGCTCATGCCCGAGTAGCCCGTGGTCGCGGTCTTGCAAAGGTCGACGAGCGAGTCGTGCGACGTCGTGCGGTTGGCGACCTTCGCGCCCGAGACGGAACGCGGGCGCCCGTCGGCGTCGATGCTCATGGGATACGTCGGCGTCAGCATGTACGGTCGCAGCGTGCCGTCCGGCAGCAACGCCTTGGGGTTCGGCTGCGAGCCGCTGAATCGGCTGTCGGACCACGAGACGAGCAGGTTGCCGTTCGTCAGCACCTCGACCGCCTGCCAAACGACCGGCGCGATCTCGTAGACGTTGTTGCCGTGTCCGTTGTCCACGCGCGAGAAGCCGTAGTCGACACCGTCGATGGCCTCGACCCACGGCACGCCGTCGGCGTCGGCACCGGCGTTGGCGGACACGTGGAACCACGGGCCGCCCTCGGTGTCGAACGGGTCGACAGCCGCGCTCGTCGCCGTCGCCGGCACGAACTCGGTGGAGGCCACGCGCTTCGCTGCGGCACTCATGGGCTGGATGTCGGTGGGGCTGCCCGCCGGGATGAGGAACGTGTACACCAGCCCCGTCTTGTGCTTGTCCACCATCGCGGCGACGCTCTCGTTGGCGTAGCGGCCCGTCGAGGCGTCACGCTCGAGCGCCTTCTGGTCGCCCAGATTCTTCACCGCGCCGACAAGCGCCCACACCGCCTTGTCCGATGCCAGCGGGTCCGCGTACTCGAACCCCTCGGTTGCCTGCTCGGTTGCCTGCGTATCGGCCATTTAGGCACCTACCTTTCGCATCTGGCAAATCTTGCCGTTTACCTTCTTGAGTCCCAGCGCCGTCACGGCAGCCGCCGAGTCGATAATCGACTGGTAGTTCAGGGCTGCCGTCTTGGCGTCCTTGAGCGCCGCCTGTGCGTCGGCGAGGGCCTTGGTCGAATCCTGCTCGCGCTTCTGCTCGGCAGTCTTGCGTCCGGCCTCAGCCTCCTTGCGCTCCGTCTCGTTCTGCCCGCGCTCGGTCTCTTTCTCCTTGCGCCCCGCCTCGGCGTCGGCGCGGCCCTTCTCCGCCGTTTCGACAGAAGCCTTGAGCTGCTTGAACTCGTTGTTGACCTTGTTCACGCCAGCCGCCGCGTCCGTCGCGGGCTTCTTGAGCTCCGCGATCTGCTCGGCGGTGAGGTCGCTATATCTCAGCGCGTCGCCTTTCGGCACGCCGACGACCAGCACATTGCCTTCCATCGCCGCCGTTGCCTCCGAGCCCGAGGCAAGAGTCGTGGCGCGTGCCCCCTTGACCTCGGCGGCGACAGCCTTGTCGCGTGCGGCCTCCGCCGCCTTTTGCGCGGCCTTGGCCTCGTCTCGCGCCGTCTCCGCGTCCTTGATGGTGCGCTGGTCGCTCGGCTCGTAGATGTACTCGGCGGGCTTGGCTCGCCTCTTTACGTCCCAGAGCGCCTCGATGCGCGTGCGCCCGCCGTATGCCTCGTCCGTGATGTAGGCCCATGCGTACACGCGCCCAGCCGCCTGGAGCAGCTCGTCGGGAATCTTCGCCTTGCTGTTAGCCACCGCAACCGTGTAGCACGTCCCTGTGGTCGACTTGGCGAAATGCACCTGCTCACAGCCGACAACCTCGACCTCGCGCCCGGTGTCCCACTGCCACAGCTCGCCGTCAAGCACCTGCAATGCCGCCATCACTCATCACCTTCCTCATCCTCGTCGTCCTCGTCGCCCTCCTGGGCACCCTTCGCGTTCGCCGCCAGGGCGGGCGGCAGCGCCGCCATGCGCTCCTCCTGCTCCCGCTGCTTGCGCTCCAAAATCTTCGCCCTCTCGTCGGGCGTGATGTTCGGCAGCTTTCGCAGGATCGTCTCGTCGTCCAGATACTCGGCCTCCAGGCACACGGTCTCGACCTGCTCCTTGGTGTTGCTGATGCGAGTGTGTGTGAACACGGGCGTGTCCTCGATGCCCTGGAGGGCGAGGATGTCCATGATACCCTCGCGGATGTGGCGCTCAAACTCGGCGGCCTCCTCGTCCATCGGCTGGTATGCCGCGTCGATATGGTCGTTGGTCGCCCCCGCCGCGATGGTGTGGACGTCCAGCGCGCCGAAGTCCTCGTAGATGTCGGCCTTGATCTGCGCCAGCGTCTCCTTGCGGCCCTCGACGGGCACCTCCTGCGTGTACGGCGTCACGGACTGCCCCTGCTCGGCGTCGACCTCGGCCACGTGCGTCAGCTTGAGCTTCGCCCGCCACAGGTCGAGGTCCCTGTCGTCCATGCCGCCGGCTCCGTTGATGAGCCAGTAGATCTGAGCGCAGTCGCGCGTGTCGTTCACCAGGCCGCTCTTGATCAGGTCGTAGGCGTCGATGCTCTCGCGCATGCCGACGAGCGTGCTCTGGTGCGCGTCGCTGCCCCAGACCGCCACGATGGGCAGGCGGGAGTAGTTCTCCGCATCGACGGCCAGCTTCATCCCGTCCGCCGGTATCTCCTGATACGTGACCTTGTAGGCGCGCTTGGCCTCGGCCACCTCGAAGTCGAAGCCGCTGCCGCCCGACACCATCTCCGTGTAGCCGTCCTGCTCGTAGAGGGTCGCATGCCACGGGTGGTCGGAGTCGAGCCGCCAGAACCTCACGCCGGCGTATAGCGCCCCCGAGTACTCGTCCCACACCGGACAGAACTCATCGGCGGTGAACACGTCGATGTGGTCGAGGTTCCAAAACGGGAATGACACACCGTGGATGAGCGCCTTGAGCCCCATCTCCATGACGTCGTCGTCGAAGCGGTCGCCAAGCCCCTCCTTGGTCGTGTCCTTGCCGCCCGCCGAGACGTCCACGAAGCTCACGCCCTTACCGAGCGAGTACGTGCAGCGCTGGACGTTTAGGCGCTTGAACAGGTTACTCGCCAGCCTTAGCTTCGAGGCCGTGAAGTCCTCGGCCTCGGCACCGGAGCACGAGTAGATCTTCTGCACGAAACGGTTGATCGTGACGTTGTGCTGGCGGTAGTACTCGTTCGCGGTGACGGCGTTGCGGTACATCTCGCTCGACATGTGCCGCTCGATGGCATCGGCCGCGAACGCCGTCGCCGACGCCGCCGCCTTGAGGTCGCCATCGGTCACCAAAGGCCCCTTAGACAAATCCGCTACCTCCCTTCAAAAAATGGGTTTACCTGCCGTTTCGCAGGCTTGTACATGCGCAGTGTTGCCACGCCGTAACGGAGCGCGTCGCAGCTGTGGTCCTCGACCTTGACGGGCCTGTCGCCGTCCGCCTTGGCGTCCCAGCAGTAGCCGCCGAGCTCGCCTATCAGCCCCGCGCAGGCATCGGAGATGCGTACCGTGCCGTTGCCCAGGCACACCCCCGTCTCTCGTATGCCGTCCGCGACGTCGTTGCGCCCCTTCTTGGTCTTGAACCCGGCCTGCCGCATCGCGGCGATGAAGCTCGTGGCGCTCGGGTCGATGATGAACGTGGGTGGCTTGCCCAGCCCGCGCACGAAGTCGGCCATGTCGGCCACGTAGTCGGCGTCCGTCTTCTGGTGCCCCGTGTCGCGGCCCGAGTAGCGGTACTCGTCCACCGCGTGCCACACCTTGCCGTCAAACGCCCACAACAGCGCCGCGAAGGCGTTCTGCGTGCCGTAGTCGCAAGACACCGCGTACTTGGCGACGCTGCCCGTATATCGGCTCTCGAGGGCACCCTCCCACTCGGGGTAGACCAGACCCTCGGCCAACGTCCACTTGCCCAAGATGTAGCGGTCGTAGTACACGCCGCTGCCGTAGTCCTTGATGAGGGCTTCGATGACATCCGGTGCCAGCGCACCGTCCCAGATCGTGTAGTCCTGCCTGTAGATGTCGCTGTCGCCGTCGAGGAACCGCTTGAACCAGTGGTTCGGGCTGTCGGGGTTGCAGGTGCCGTCGAAGCGGCTGTGCTCGCAGCGCAGGCGGCTCTTGAGCATCTGGAACACGTCTTCGCTCCACGTGGCGACCTCGTCGCCGTAGACCCACTCGAACGTGGCGCCCTGAATCTTGGATACGCTTGTCTTCTTATCCGCCCCGAGGCAGTAGACCTTGCGCCCGAATATCTGGGCCGTGTTGTCCCGCCCGATCTGGCTGACGACGTCTTCGCTGTAGAGCGATCGCATCGGCTCGAGGATGTTGCGCTCGAGCGTCGAGCGGGTGTTCCCGATCATCACCGCCAGCCCCTCGCCCCTCATGGCGAGAAGCCTCTGCGGTATGGTCACGGCTATGTCGACGTAGCTCTTGCCCGAGCCCGTCGCCCCGCACTTCACGTTGTAGCGGTGCGTGCAGTTGGCGAGGTACTCGCGCTGCATCCTCGTGAGCGGCATCGGCTACTCGTCCCCGCCGATTGAGGACGGCACGGACAGCACCAGCTCCTTGGCGGCCTTGAGCACCGCCGTGTCGGTGGTATCCATGATGCGCTGCGCCTTGGCGTACTCCTGCGGGTACTTGCGCTCCAAAAGCCACGCCGCCGCCTGCCAGCTGTCGCCACTCGCGTCCATGATGCGGCCCACGAGCGTCGCCTTGCGCTCCACCTCGGCCTTTTTTAGAACGTGACACAGTTGACGCTGATTGTCTGTTCTGGGGTGGTTGATCCAGCGGCTGTATGTCTCACGTGCGACCCCGAGATACGCGGCGATGTCCCTGTCGGTCATTCCGGCACGGCACAGGCGGACGGCATCCTCGATGCCCTCCTTGGTCAGTTTTTCACGCCCTTTTCCCGCCACAAAATCACATTTCCGCTGGTAGATAGCCATGTGGAAACGCGAACGTTCCCACCTTTTTACGCACGTGGACAAGCGCGTGCGTTTGCCCACGAGCGTAAAAAGGGGGTAACGTTTAAAGAAAAGGCCCCGGTTTCCCGGGGCCTTTCGGCTACTCGACCTTGGTCGACTTGATTCTGATCACCTCGGCCAGCCTCTCAAACGTCTCCGTCTAGCTTCTGCCGTCTGTGCGCGGCCTGTCGTATGCGGTTGCTCTCCGCCTCTTCCTCGAGCCGTCTCTTCCGCTCCGCCAGATAGCACCCCTTGCACAGTCTCCACTTCTTCGCCTGCGCCGACGTGTCGAACACGGGCCGCGCGTCGCACACGATGCACAGCCCATCCGTTCCGGTCGAAAAGCGCCCGTACCGCTGTCGCGCGTGCCTCACGGCGCTCGGCGTCACCCTCAGCTCCGCCGCGATCTCCGCCGCCGTCCGCTCCGGGTGCGCCTGCATCCGCCTTATCATCTCGTCCGTCCACAGGACGTAAGAGGAGCGCCCCTTCCGGAGCGCCCACTCGTCCCTCAACGGATGTGTTGACTTTGTAGATGGGCCTTTTGGCCCATCTACTACAGGTGGCCTACACGCCATTCGCATACCCCCTAAAGCTCGCCCGCCACGGCAGAACCTTATCAAGCGCCGGAGACCAACTCACCGAGGACTCTCGATATTCTCGCTCGGGCGGTCAATGAGGTCGGCAAGTCTTTGCCACGCATCGGTCCCGCAGCTGTCCAGCCCGCAAAGTGCATCGTAGTGGCCGAAAAGCATCGTGCTCACTTTCATGCACCGGTTGCAATCGAGCTCCAATTTTCGATGCTCGGCAAAGTATAGGCACTTGCCTGAGCGCAGGAACTCGACAGCCTCGCGGCGCTCTTCGTCACTAATCATCGACAATCGCCGCCCCGCACTTAGGACAATGGTTCCACCGCATGTCACCGATTGAGTAGCCGCAGACCTCGCAGCACGGGGTTTTCCTGCCGTACTTGGTCTTGAACTTGCCATGGCGCGTAGTGGTCGGGCGGTCGATTAGGTCGGCAATACGCTCGAACACATCGTTCATCTCGTGGTATCCGGTGTCGGGTTCCATTACCGTCTCGTCCAGCAGTTCATAGAACTCTTCTTTGTAGCGGACGCGGTTCATGTAGGATAGGCAACGCAGATTCTCTATCGCCTCGCGCCGCTCTTCGTCAGTGATCATTTGACTCAACCCTTCCATTCCAAAGTTCTGCGGCGTTCTCCTCGCCGTGCTCGTAGTCCGACCGCGCACCGCAATACAGGCAGCCAACGAAGTAGGTTCCGGGGTCGTATCGGCTGTTATCAACTATCTCAGCAGGCCCGCCGCAGAACGGGCATTTCTTGAGCTTCAGCTCGCTCATTCGTCCTCCTTGGATATGGCCAGCGCCACGTACTTCTGGGCGAGGCCCTCGAAGTCGTCGAGGATGTAGTCGATTCGGTAGGTCGCCCCGCTGAGCGGGTGCCTTGCCGCCTCTCCGACGGCGTAGCCTTCGTTCGTGACTACGTCGAACACGATCTTGTCGCCGACCTTGTAGCCACGGCCGTTCTTGCGAATCTCGAATGTCTTGGCCCCACTCATGATTGCGTCGGCGTATTTGACAAAGATCTTGAGTCGGTGCGTTGTCATTCGTCCTCCTTGCGCTGGAACCCGAGCTGCTCGGTAATGTCGTTCTCGTTGAACATCCACGCGTACATATCGAACACTTCATCTGAGCCGTCGATGACGACCCTCCGTACGTTCACCTCTTGCAGGCGGCCATCCTTGCACATGACCACGGCAACCGGCTGACGGGTTTTACCCGTATCCCTGCTGCTCGAGGATATGCAGCAGTCAAGGTCAGTGGTCGTCTTGTCGAATACGCCGACGAGCAGCGCTTTCTCGTAGCCGGTCTTCGAGTCCGTCTTGAACATCTGGACGAAGCACGGCACCAAGTCGTTAGTTAGCATCACTCTCACCCTTCAAGTTACGTCCGCAGAACGGACAGTAATTAATCGGAATGCTCCATGCGTACGGCGGGTCGGTAACGATGACGTGCTCGCCGGTGCTCGTCTTGTTAATCCACATCTCGACGCCCTCGCCGTAATCGCCGAAGTTGAAGCGCGTCGGGCCGCACATCACACAGCCGTTAGACATCGTCCTCACCCCTCAGCTTGCGGATGCGGTCGGCGATGTCGTGCATGACAACCCTTTCGCAGGTTTCGCCTTTGTCGGCGATGCACGATGAGCAGTTGCACGCATTCTTGCCAAAATAGGCGCAGGCTTCGTAATTCAGCGCGTCCGCGCCCCTGCCCAAGTCCTCTTCCAGCTTCTCCCATGTGTCGGTCTTGGGCGTGGTGAGGTACACGAGTGCTGGGTCGAGTGCAAATCCACGGTCGGTAATCGCACGCCATTTGTTCGACCATCCGTCACTCAAATCAAAGTCCGTGGTGAATGTCCAGCGCACGATGCTGTATACGTTCCCGACACGGTTGAACAGTGCAACGGTATCAAGCGGAATCTCGCGTCCCTCGGCATCTTTCGGCAATTCGATACTCATAGCCCAAACTCCTCGTAGTCGCGGCACTCGCCGCACTCGTCCTCGCAGTACAGCAGGTTCTCCATGAGCCACGCCACGGCCCACTTCGCCAGGCGCCAGAACCCTTCCTTGCGGTCAGGCGCCTCCGCGTCGTAGGCGCGCTCGAACCCGAGGTGGCAGTAGCCGTAGTCGACGTGGATGTCGCTGCTGCAGAAATGCCTGCAGTTCCCGCACATCCTGGGCTCGCAGGCCCCGCCGAAGTGGCGCTCGATGGCGGCGTCGGTCACCCCCATCGGGTAGCCGCCGACCCTCGAGTCACTCATCGCAGTCCGCCCCCCCTACGCTCTCGTCGAGCAGGTCGATGGCATCCCCGACGGTCGCCTCGATGCTCGTCAGCTGGCGGCGCAGGTTCTGCACGAGGTTCGCGCCGGCGACCTCCGCCCTTCCCGCCTCGTAGGCGCGCTCGATCATGTCGGTCACCGCGACCTGCATCGCTGTGTCGTTGTAGCCGCGCCTGACGCGATACTTCCCCAGGTAGGCGTGCGCCCTGTCCTGCGGCCTGCACTCGCGGTCGAAATGGAACACCTCGACCGCGTCGGCCTTGATCTGATCCAAAGTCTCCATCACAAACGTCCCCTCTCTCGGTTCCTCTCGTTGCAGCGCTCGATTGCCGCGTCCACGTCCTCCTGCGTGAACCCCTCGGCGTCGAGCAGGCTGACGACCGCCTGGACCACGTCCATGCACTCGTCGATAAGGTTCTGGCGGTACTCCCTGCGCGCCGTCATGATCGGGCTGAAGCGCATGTCGTCGCAATCCTGCCAAGCGCCGTATACCTCGGCCGCCTCCTCGAGCGGCTTGAGCGCCTGCACCTTGGGTTCGTCCGGCTCATCGAGTGCCCCGAACTCGAACCTGTATCCGTCGCGCATCAGATGCGCCTCCCCTCCGCCAGCGCCGCGCGCATGGCGTTGACCTCTCGGCCCGACTCACTCCTCGTTCCGAGGTACACGTCCACGGGCCGCTTGCTCGCGTCTCTTCGCGCCACGTTCTCGCACCACCCGCAGCAGTACCTCTGGTTCCTGTACGCCGTGCGGAACCGCCTGCCGCACTGCCCGCACACGAGCACGTAGCCCCCGCGCCTATCCAGCGACTCAGCCCTCATGTCGCGCCTCCCAGTAGTTGCACCTCGCGAGCCCCTGCGTGGCGTGCACGAAGTCGGGGCAGCGCATGCACGTGTACCGCTTGCGGCCCTCGCCGGACGCCGTCATGACCGCCTCGCTCACGGCGCAGAACCCGCACGTTTCGCAGCGGGCGCTGCGCGGCCCGTCGTCGTAGATGCTCACAGACCCCTTCGGTCTGCCCATGTTCTCGCTCCTCTCGTCGTCCAAGCTCATGACGCCCTCCTCTCGCACGCGGCCCTCGCATCCAGCAGACGCCGCGCGTCCTGGTACGCCTTGAGCGCCACCGGGTCGGCGGTCGTCCCCCTCGGGGCCTTCACCTTCGCCGGGTCGATGCCCGGGTGCTCCTCGCGCCACCTGCGCTCGAGTTCCGCCCTCGTCTGCTCGGGCGTCCTCGTGGGCCTGAACGTGGCCGCCTCGACCTCCGAGGCGGTGGGCTTGCCCCTCGCCCGGTCGTCGGCGTCGATGCGCTTCTGGCGCCTGGACCAGTCGAGCGCGAGGGCGCCCCAGTTGCTCACCGGCTGGCCGTTGCCCTTGACCCAGCCCTGAGACTCGAAGTAGGCCCAGAAGGCGTCCGGGTCGCCGCTCAGGCAGTTGGCGCCGAAGTACCCGCGGGCCTCATCGAGGGTCGGCGGCTCGAACTCGGGCGGCGCGGCGGGGGCATCGCCCCCATCACAGGACAGCTCAGCACAATCCAGTTCAGGACAGGACAGGCTAGGGTAGGTTAGGTTAGGGTTTTCACTTTCCGAAACCTGCGTTTCGGGTTTGTCGGAAACTGGTTTCCCGTTTGAAAAACCTAGGTTTTCACTTTCCGAAACCTGCGTTTCGGGTTTGTCGGAAACTGGTTTCTTGCGCGGGCGGCCGCCCTTGCCGCCCCTGCCGCGCGCGTCCTTGGAGTTGTCAATGGCGTTCTTCATCGCCTTGAAGACGCGGCGGAGGTGCTTCGGAAGGTCTGCCTCGACGCCGTGCAGCCCGTACATCATGATCGCGTCGGCGAGCATCGCGCGGTCGCGCAGGTCCTCGGGGTCGCTCGCGTCGAAGTCGTCGTAGACCTCGGCAAAGCTGTCGAACACGGTGAATGCCATCAGAACCACCCCCATAGAAGCGAAGAGAAGAACAGGAAACCCGCGGAGAAGGAGGCGGCGAACAGGGCCGCCTCCCAGTGGTCGCGGATGATGTCGGGTACGCGCCTCATCAGAACGGCACGTCCTCGTCGTAGAACTCGGGCTGCGGGACCGCGGCGTAGGCCTGCTGGGCGTTCCACTGCGGCGCGGCCTGCGCCCGGGGCTGCACGGGTACCGTGTCCGCGAGGCTCTGCTGCGGCTGGGCCTGCGTCTGCCCCTCACGGCGCACCATGACCTCGATCTCGTCGACGATAACCTCGAGCTTGCTGCGCTTCTGGCCGTCCTTCTCCCAGGAGCTGTAGCGCAGCTTGCCCTCGATGGCGACCTTCATGCCCTTGGCGAGGAATCGCCCCACGGCCTCGGCACGGTTGCCGAACATGGTGCAGTCGACGAAGTTGGGATAGTCCTCCCACTCGCCAGTCTGCGCGTTGCGTCGGCGGTCGTTTACCGCCACGCCAAAGGACAGGACCTGCGTCCCGCCAGCGGTGGCGCGCAGCTCCGGGTCGCGGGTGAGGTTGCCGCTGATGTTCACTCGGTTGATGCTCACTGCCCGCCCTCCTTCGCGGTCATGTTGTTCTTGATAAACGCGACAAGGCGCGGCCCCTGCATGTACCCCAGGCCGCTCACGCGGCGACCATCGGGGATGTCAAGCGCCTTGACGATCACCTTCGCCTTGACCGTGCCGATGCCCGGGAACGAGCGGGCGAACTCCTCGACCTTGAGCCTCTGCGCGATGGGAGCCTCGATGGCCGCCTCGGGCGGGATGTTGCCCGCCTTGCAGGCGGCCTTGAACGCGGCGCGCTCGCGGCGCGTGTGGACGGCCTTCGCCATCGCCTCCTTGCGCTGCTCCGGCGTTCGGGTCGGCGGAAGGTTCTTCTCCTCCATGTCCTACATCCTCTCTACGTGTCCGTGGATGCCGTTCTCGACCATGACGGCCCTCACGCGGCGCAGCTCGTCCGCCGTGGCGCACTCGATGACCACGCGGTAGCCTCTCTGCGGTGCCGAGGCCGCATCCTCGGCCACCTCCGGCTCGGGGCGCGACGGGACCACCCGCACGCATCTCGGCCCGCCAAAGGGGCCCTCAGGCTCGGGCTGCTCGTCGTTCATCGGCTCGGGCTGCTCGACGGCCACCGGCTCGGGCTCGGGCGCCGTCGCCTGCTCGTAGGTCGACACGAGCGTGGCGGCCTTGGCGACCTCCTCGCGATGCGCGGCGACAGCCACCGCCACCTCGCCCGAGTCCATCGGCAGCGTCCTCGTCCACCACGCGACGGCCCACGCCTTCTCGGACTCGTCCGCGTAGTCCAGCCCGTTGACGAACTTGAACTGGTGCAGCAGCTCGCCCACCCGGCGCTCGATGATGTTCTTGGCCTTGACCTCGCCGAAGCTCGCGTTGAGCCACCTGTCGTCGGCGATGCGCTCGTATGGCACCAGCGGCCCCATCTCGCCCGCGAGGTCGTAGTAGTGGCCCTTGAGCGCGGTGAGGCGGCGGGCCCTGCACTCGCCGTCGTATCGGTCGATCTCGGCCTTGTACTCATCGGAGAGCCTGTCGATGGGCGCCGTGATCTCGCCGATGGTCTTGTCGAACGTCTTGAGCAGGTCGCTGTACTTCTTCTTCGCGGCCTTGCGCTGCGCCTCGATGGGCTTCTTCACGTCATTGACCGCCGCGCGGTACTTCTTCGCCGCCTTGAAGTCCTCGTCCTTCTCGATGCGCTTGACGTCCGCGTAGTCCGCCAGCTTCTCATCGACGTTCTTCTTGAGCCGCGCCAGCTTGTCCTCGAGCGTGTCGTCGATGGCGAGCGACGCCACCAGCGTGTCAAAGTCCTCCTCGAGCGGCACGGCCTCGACTGCCAAAACCTCATCTGCCATTAGAAGCCTCCCAGCAGGTCGTCGTCGGTCGCATACTCGGCGGGCGCGGGCTCATAGACGGGCGCGGGCTCCGGCTCGGGGGCGGCGGGCTCGGGCTGCGCCTTGCGGGCCGCGATCTCCTCCTCCATCCAAGAGGCCGCGCGGCGCGCCTGCATGAGCGTCATGTCGTGCATGGAGCCCGACACGCAACCCACGGCGGCGCAGATGGCGGCCATGGCCCCGGCGCTGTCGAGCCCGGTCGCCGCCATGAACGGCTTGAACAGGTCGCGCACGGGCTGCAGGTCGGCCACGGGCTCGACGCTCTCGGCCTGGACGGTCTGAGAGCCGGTGCCCATGTCGCGCTCGACCTTCTGGTCCATCTCCTCGCCCGTGTACATCCCGCCGAACTCGTCGGGGTAGGCCAGACGCCACGCGCCGGCCTTGGCGCACTTCTCGATCATGACGCCCGGCATCTTCGCCCAGTTGCTCTTGCCGGTGCTGTAGTCGGTGAGCGCCAGCTCGACGTATGCGGGCTTCTTGCCGTCGGTGAACGCGACCTCTGCCCAGCCGCCGATGAGCTGCTCCCCGATCATCTTGTAGACGGCGGAGCCCTTCTTCTTGACGACCTCGCCGTCGCGGAGCACCACGACGCCGCTCTCGATGCCGCCGTAGTTGGGCTGCTTGTTCGCGCGGCGGTTGAACACCTGGTAGGAAGTGATGATGCTCGCCGGCGCGTTGCCGTACTTGATGAGGTAGACCTCCTTGGTGAAGGGGTTCAGGTGCTGGCGGTTGCAAAGCTCCACGCACAGCGCCAGCTCGCTGTCGGTGGCGTTCGGGCACAGGCGCTCGCGGATGTCCTGCGAGGTGAACTTGACGGGCATGCCCGCATCGTCCTTGAACTCGATGACCTCGTTACTCATTGATGGTCACCTCTCCGTCCTTGATCTCGACCTTCTCGATGTTCACGCCTGCCAGCTCGGCGAACACGCCGCGCGGCCCGTCCAGCTTGTAGATGCGCTCCATGCGGCCAGCGCTGTCGACAATGCGGTCGTAGATCTCGAGGTCCTGCGCATCGGCTCCCAACAGCTTCGGACCGAACAGAAGCCCGTAGGCGATGCCGCGCAGGCACGCGGGCTTAAGGCCCCTTTTCCCTATCTCAGCGCCCTTCTCGTCCGCGACGAGGATTAAGTTCGTGGCAAACTCGTCAAGCACCTCGAACGCATCGCCATCGACTTGGACTTTTATGTGCATGTACTCCATTGCTTAATCTCCGTTTCTACTTTTTCTCTTCAGCTGGGTCTGCCCAGCCGCGATATACCTGTATATCCATGTGCGGTTCGATTCCGCGCCGACGGGGCCACTTGACCACGTGGACCTCGGCCACCTGGCTGTCGTCGCCCCAGACCACCCCGTTCATCCCGTCCATCACCAGCTTTGCGATGTTGTCCGCGTCCGGCTTGAACGTGTTCGGCTCCGACACGGTACGCTTCGGCCTCGATTTGGGCAGCGAATCGTACACGTCGATGCGCACTGCGACGGGCACCCTGAACGGGAACAGCAGCCCCTTGAGCTCCGGGTACGCCTCCCGCATGGCCCCGAGCGCCGCGTCGCGGATGGCGGCCTCGTTGCGGATGGTCTCGTTTGGCGTGTACATCCGGGCGTGCCTGCGGTCGAGCCTGTGGCGCTGCTTGCCCGCCACGAACGGGACGGTGAACGCGAATCGCCTGCCGATCACAGTACCGACCCCATCCCGAGCGCCACGCGGATGCCATCCGCCGCGAGCAGCATCGCCCGCAGGACGTACGGCATGATCGCGTACACCGCGAACAGGAGCGCGACGAACCCCGCGCACCTAAGCAGCCTCGATGCCATGCGTTCCCTCCTCGATCCACTGCTCCACCCATTCCGGGCGCACCATGCGCCCTACCTTGCGCCCCTCGGGCAGCTGCGAGCGCAGGCGGCCCGCCTTGCACTCGATGCGCAGCGTGTCGTAGGGCACACCCGTCACCATCGACGCCTCGCGCAGCGTGTACATCAGCTTGTGCCTGATGCCAAGCTCGTCGGCCATCTGCTGGAACGTTTTGGCTCTGCTAGAATCCATGAGTGACCTCCTTTCAGGTCTGGAGCCGTCCCCGCTTTCCACACCGGGCGGCTCTTTTTTTGTCGCTTGCTTTCGGGGCCCCGCCCCCGGCACGGCACCGGTAGGGAACGTCCCCGCGGCTATGGTTATCGGAGAGCCGCGAGGCAACGGTGCCGCCCCGGGGATGGGGCCCGCGGGTATTGCCTGAGCGGCAACACCCGCGCGTCCGCGTTATGCGCGCGGTAGGCTTCGGGCCATGATTCGTAGACAGCAGACATATCGTCCGAAGCACGTCCGACCAGCGGGCCCCCTACTCGTGCGGCTCGTCGACTGGGTCGAGCGGCACCCTCGCATCAGCGCCGCGATCGTCCTCGCCGGGTTCATCAACGACGCCTGCGACCTGCTTGGGCGCGTCGTTGATCTCGCGATGTTTCTCATGAAGCTCGCGGGTGTGCTCTAGCACGAACGCGACCGCGAGAACGTCGAGGAAGACCCGGACGGCCGCATGGATAAGGTTCAACATCGCCACCGCCCCTACTTCGTGCCCACGATCGGCTGGGAGCCCTCGGGCACGACGACGAGGTTGCCGTCCCTGCCGATGCTCTTGAGCGCGTCGATGTAGTTCTGCTGGATAACGTTCTCGTTGAGGGAGTTCGCGAGGATGGCGTTGGCGTCAGCCTGGCCCTGCGCCTCGATCTTCTTGGTCTCGGCCTGGACCTTGGCCGTCTCCTGCTCGTTCTGGGCCTTCTGCTTGGCGACCTCGGCCGCCTGCGCCTCGCTGTAGCTCTTGGTGATGTTCTTCGGGTAGCGGACGTCCTGCACGCTCACCTGCTCGACCGTGAGGCCTATGCCCTTCCACTTCTCGGTGAGGGCCTTCTGGACTGCCTTGGTGAACTGGGAGCGGTCGGTGAGCATCGTCACCGTGTCGAAGCCGCCCGAGACCTCGCGGGTGACGGCGCGGACGTCGTTGGAGATGTACTTCTCCACGAAGCTCTCCTGCGTGCCGTACTCGCTGTAGAGGCTGAGCGCGGCGTCGGGGTTCAGGGAGTAGTTGACCTGGATGTCGATGTTGGCGCTGGCGCCCGACTTGTCGTTGATGGAGACCTGCTTGCCCTCGTATGAGCCGCCGTCCACCTCGTAGTCGGTGTCCCCGTAGAAGTTGATGAGGTTGTTGCGGACGTCGTAGGTCACGACGTCCTGCCAGGGGGCCTTGGCGTGGAAACCGGCCTCGGAGGTCGAGCCGGCGAGCGAGCCGCCCAGGTTGCGGATGACGCAGACCTCGCCGGTGTCCTGCATGTAGAGGCAGGCGGAGGCGGCGATGACGGCACCCACAATGATGAGGGGCAGGGCGCACGCGGGCGAGACGATGCGGGCCTCGTACTTGTTGCCCCAAATGTCCGCGGGCCCGGCGGCCCTCTCGCGCTCGGCCTCGTTATACCGCTTGATGGCGACGGCGGCGGCCACGCCGCCGAGTCCCAGACCCGCCCCGATAATCAGTTGAATCATGACTTCCTCCGTTTCCCGGCCTTCCAGCCGTTCAGATACATTTCCTCGGCACTCAGCACGGCCGCCGTGAACGCCGCCCCGGCGCCGAGCAGAAGCGCTATCCTCGAACGCATGGCGATACCCGCTACGACGACCCCGAGAGAGAGGACGGATGCGATGAGCAACCCCTTCGAGAACGCATCGGAGCGCCTCAGCACCCTGATAGAACGGGCGAGCGGCTTCCTAGAGGACATCGAGGACACCCCCTCGGCAACGCGGCGCGCCATGGGCGCCGAGACCGTCGAGGCCGAGCCGCTCAGGCTCCTGCGAGAGGCGATAGAGCTGAACCGCGCCCAGCTGGAGGCCTTCCGCGAGTACTCCCGCAGGTACGACGACGAGCTCGCGGAACAGCGACGGAGTGCCGCCGTGCAGGCGGAGCAGTCGAGGAAGGTGAACATCCTCAGCCTCGCCATCGCGGCGCTCTCGCTGGTCTTCGCGATCGCCGCCGTCCTCGCCCCCTACATCTGGCCGCAGCCCTAGCAGTCCGTCGTTCATGTCGCCCTCCCCTACAGCTCGAAGTCGGAAAAGTCGCGGGCCTCGACGGGCTCGGCCTCGACCGTGATGGCCTCGGGGATGTTCCAGCCGTCCAGCTCGATGTCGATGTAGTTCTCGTTCATGGTTCTCTCCGTTTCGTTTTGCGCCCTAATTTATTTAGGGTCGATACCCAAAAAAATATTGCCGTCAATGCCGAAGTGCTTGCCTAGCTTGTCCGCCATTGTTGCCGTTAGCTTGTCTGCCTGCGCGTCCTCAATGGCTGTGAGCGTCGGCTCGGTAATTCCCAGAGCTGCGGCGATTTCCTTTTTCTGGAATCGCTTGGCCCCAGCTTCTCGAAACTCCTTAAGGTTCTGCATCCGTTCCTCCTTTCGTTGACCTAATCATAATCTAATTTGGGTCAAACCACAATTACTTTTTGCTTTAAACCAAAATTATTTTTGCTTAGGATGAAAGTGACCCAGTTAGGAGGCACTATGGAATTTGGTGATAAGCTCCGGTCGCTACGCACAAAAGCAGGATTGACCCAGCTAGACATTGCCGAAAAGCTCGACGTGTCGGCAGCGGCCATCGGAGCATGGGAAAACGGCCGGGCGAAACCTCGCCTAACCAAGTTAGGGCAACTTGCCGAACTGCTCGGGACGAGCGCAGCCGACCTCATGGGAGAGGACACCACCGAGACCGCGATCAGCGGCGCCTCGCGCATGGTCCCCCTGCTGGGCTTCGCCCACATGGGCGAGCCGTGCGACGAGGGGAACCTCGCCGACGAGGTCGAGGTCCCCGCCTCCATCGCCGACGCGCACCCGCGCGGGTTCATGGTCCACGCCCAGGGCGGCTGCATGGACAACCGTTTCCCCCACGACGCCCTGCTGCTGGTCGACCCCGACATGGAGCCGGTGAACGGCCAGCCGGTGCTCGCCGAGACGGCCGACTATGGCGCCGTGGTGCGCAACTACACCCGGGGCCGCTCGACCGTGATGCTCACGGCGGACAGCCACAGCGGCGAGTACGACGACATCCTAGCCGGTCCGGGCGACGAGCCCGTGGCCTGCAAGGGCCGAGTCGTCTGGTACATGGGCGAGCGGGACGAGAGGTAGCGGTATGGGTTTCTTCAGGGAGGCCCGCGACGCCTTCGTGACGGCGTGGCACGAGGAGTTCGACGGCAAGGACGTGAAGAAGGAGTTCCGCGACGCCTTCATCGAGGGCTGGGAGAACGGGTGGAGCGGCGGCTCGGGGATATACGAGAACGGCCGCGAGGTCAGCAACGCCGAGATGGAGAGGAGGCGCCGGGCACACGACGAGCAGGAGGCCGCATATATGCGCGAGCAGGTGGAGACGCGCAGGGCGCTCGCGGACGCCGGTGCCAACGTCGAGGCCATCGACGCGGCCCGCGTGCTGGCGGACGCCCGCGACATAGCCGACGGCCTGTGCCGCGCCCGCATCGGGGAGGCCGCGGAGCCGCGCGAGCCGCTCATCGACTGGAGGCCGCTCACGAAGTCCGGAAAGACGCCGAAGTGCGTGGCCCGCGCCTCGGCGGACTGGGTCCGCCCGAACGGCGACAGCGTGATAGTCCATATGGGCTACACGGCGGACGCGCGGCCCTACACGGCAGACGTCCACATATGGACGGCCGGCGAGCGCTACTCATACAAGATCAGGACCGTCGGCGGCGAACTCGCCGTCACGGGCGAGGGGCCGGCATAGCCTCCGAAAACGGAAAAGCCGCCCCGTTCAGGCTCAAATCGACCGTAAGGGGCGAGATTCCATGCGTCTACATCTAGGGAGGTGATGCCCATGAAAGCGAAAAATCTCGGGACCGCAGGCTGATGCCGCGGCCCCGAGACTAAGGAGACGACCCCTGCACTTTGGAACGTGAGACGGGGCCGAAGTCAGAACCGGGCGAAACGGAGAATAAGCCCGCGATCTGAACGGATCTGATTATATGACAAAGAAGCAGCGCCGCCGCGTCTGGGGCTCCGTGACCGAGATGAGGCGCGGCAAGAAGTACGTCCTGCGCTGGATGCAGAACACTCCGCAGGGCCGCAGGCGCAAGACCAAGACCGTGTACGGCACCTACCGCGAGGCGTGCGCGGAGCTGGACCGCATCCACGTCGAGCACGCCGACGACGCGCCCGTGCCCACCATAGCCAAGGCCTACGAGACGTGGCTCGTCCCCAAGATGGCCGCACAGGTCGAGGCGGGGACGCTCGCCCCCAACACCCGCGACCTCGTGCTGCGCTCGTGGAGGAACTACGTCGGGCCCCGCTGGGGGCAGGCGCCCGTCGACCAGCTCCGCGCCGTCGAGCTGCAGGGATGGCTGCTGACACTGCCCGCCGCCACCGCCGATACCGCCCTGCTCACCCTGCGCAAGGTCTACGCCTGCGTCTCGACCTTCATCCGCCTGCCGCTCGACCCGTTTGCCGCCAGCGTCAGGTACACCATGCCCACCCGCAAGACCCGCGAGCGCTCAAAGCGCGTCTACACCCTCGACGAGGCCCTGGGCGTCCTCGACGCACTGCGCGGCAACCCCCTGGAGCCCGCGTTCATCCTCGCGTGCTTCGGCTCCTGCCGCTCGGGCGAGTCGCTGGGCGTGCGCACCGAGGAGGTGCTGCGCTGGGAGCGTAGCGGCACCGTCCTCGCCTCCACCGACATCTGCCGCCAGATGCAGCAGTCCGGTACCGAGCCGGTGGGCGCCCTCAAGACCGCCAAGTCCGCTCGCACCGTCGTGATCTTGCCGCAGGCCGCCGACCGCCTCGTCGAGATAGCGGCCTCGCGCGCCGCCGAGGGCCGCGAGTGGATGTGCGACCGGGGCGACGGGCTGCCCATGAACCGGAGCATCTGCAACGACCGCTGGCGGAAACTCTGCGCCGCCCGCGGCATCGAGCACATCCCGTGGTCGAACCTGCGCAACTCGTGGCGTACGATAGCGGAGGTCGAGCTTCGCCTGCCGTGGGACCTCATCGAGATGCTGATGGGCCACGCCCTCCCCGGCGTATCGGGACGGCACTATATCCGCCCCACCGCCGAGCAGGTCGTCCGCGCCGCCTTCGACGCGCTTGGGATAAGTTAGGATATTCCCCCGCAAAGCCGCAGGTAGATGGCGCGCCGTTAGTTGTGGCAGTATTAAGATTCGCAGCCCAAAACCACCGCAAAGGCGCCCGCCCCCTTTGCGGTGGTTTGGGGTCGCACTACTCACCGAGCATCTCTTGGAGCTTGGCTGCCACGGCGTGGCCCAGGCTCTCGTGGCTTTCGGGCATCATGTGCAGATAATCGATATCGCCCGGCTCGGCAAAATCAGCGGCATTCAAAAAGTCGCAGCCAAACTGTTTAGCAGCATACGCATAGTATTCGGCAAAATGCTCCGAGGCCTCGACGGAGCGCTCGTCAAAGTCGGTCATGTACACATCGGCGATCTGCGGTTTAATCTTGATAGGCGCCATCAGCAGAATACGCGGGCAGGGCGCGGCTTCGGTCCAGGGAAACGCACGGACGGTGCGAATCAGCGCCATGGCACCGTCAGCGATATCGGCAGCCCCCACGCTAAAGACCGTCTTGCAGTCGTTGGTGCCCAGCATAATCACGATCGCATCCAGCGGCTTATGAGCCTCGAGCAGCATCGGCAACGCGCGGATGCCGTTGAGATTAGTGTCCAGATGGCACATGTCGTCGCGTACCGTCGTGCGGCCGTTGAGGCCTTCCTCAATCACGTGCCAGCCCTCGCCCAGGTCGCGCTGGGCCACACCGCACCAGCGCACATCGTGCGCATAGCGTACCGCGGTGCCGTCGCGCATGCCCGCCGGATCATAGCCGTAGGTATTACTGTCGCCAAAGCACAGAACGTTTTTCATCGTAAGCCCTTCCTCTAGTAAAAAGAAAAAGTCGGCGGGAGCAGTCTCTCCCGCCGGATCGACCTATCTGTCAGCACACACCGATTACAGGTACTTGCGCCAATCGTCATCGTCTTCATCGTCCTCGGCGGCAGCCTGGGCCTGCTCGGCGGCGCGGGCAGCCGCAGCGCGAGCGGCAACCTGGGCATAGGACTCCTCGTTGCGCTCGGGGAAGTTTGCCAGCACGTGCTCGAACTTGGCAAAATCTTCGTCCCAGCGCGTAGAGGGCACGGCAAAAAAGACCTGCTTGACCTTAAAGTCGCCCGATGCGAGCTCCTTGCGGAAGAGCTCGGCCACGGCCTCGGCGTCAAAGCCGTTGTTGTCGCAGCCCCAAGCGCCCAGCACGAGCTTCTCGCGACCCAGCTCGTCGCAGATGGCAAGCACAAAGCGGATGCGATCGCGCAGGGCGTCCAGCAAGGCATCGTCACCCACGCGATACTCCTGGCGAGCGCGCTTGGCGTTGGGCGCGGCGGCGACGATTACGTCGGCATAGGCGTGCACATGGTTGCGGTCGAAACGCACTGCGGGCACCACCAGCGCACGGTTGCGGTACAGCTCACAGTTGATGTTGCGGCGACGGTTCTCGCCGTACCATTTGCGCTGTTTATCGAGCACGTTGTACAGGTACGAATCGGCACAGAGCGTGGCCTCCTGACCCAGATAGCCCTGGATGTAGCCGCCGCCCGGGTTGGTGAACGAGGCAAAGGCGAGTACGGCCATGTCGCAGAATTGCGCGTAGCCTCGGCCGTTATCCAGAATGGCCTGCGTGGCAGAGGCGTCAAGCACGGTGACCTCGGGCAGGACCGGAGCGGGCTCCTCGGCGGGCTCGGACTCGGCTTCGGCGGCCTCCTCGGCGGGCTCGGGCGCCACCTCGGTATCGACTGCAGCCTCGACCTCGGCGGCCTCGGGCTCCTCGGCAACCTGCTCCTCGGCAGCAGCAGCCACCTGGGCCTTGACCTTCATCGCCGCGACAAAACCGGCAGGCATACCATCGAACTCGCACACGCCGGCAAGCGAACGCTCGATGTCCTTGGCGCAGGCCTCGGACACAGCCGCCACATGGCGCTCGGCGGCCTTGGCACGCGCCTCGCGCTTGGGATTGGGCTGACCCGTTCGGTTGGACCTGCGGTTACGGTTCCTGTTGTCGACGTCTGCCATACGTGGCCACCTTTCCTGTCGCTGCCGCTATCGGCTTTTTTCCATCCATGATACCCCGCCGCGCACAAAAAAGACGGCCCCGAAGGACCGCCTTTCGCATCGTTTTACCGTGTCCGGCAGGAAGCGTCGCAATGCCGCGCTTTAATCGCGACGGCCGAGGATGTTCAAAATGCGCAGGAACACGTTGATAATGTCCACGAACAGATCGGACGCCATGAGCACGGCGTTGGGCAGCGTAGGCGGCACCGTCGTGGCAACATAGGTGTCGTAGCCAATAAAGCCGGCGAACACCACGATCACGATCAGATCGGTGATGGTCTGCGAGACGCCCATGAACATCAGCACGATCTCAACCAGAATAGTGGCGAGCAGAATGCCAAAACCGATGCCATATACGCGCTGGAAAAACTTGGGGAACGTCACGCCCAAGGCGCCAAAGACAAAGGTGATGGCGGCCGTGGCGATAAAGGCGGTGTTGATGGTGGGCAGGTCGTAGTTGGCAAGGCCAAACGACGCGGTCAGGCCAAAGGTACTCGCAAAGATTACGTAGCCCACAAGGGACAGGCCCACGGACTGCTTGCTGGCGGCGGCCGACATCATGACCATGCCGACGATGGTCAAAATAAACGAGCCAAAGACCAGCGGCAAGGCGGCGCCGCTCATCATCATGCGGGCAAACGCCATGGTGCTCGTAAAGTAAGCACCAGCGCCCATGGCACAAAAGCCCAAGAAGATGAGGGCAGACATGGAAAGATTGTACGCACGCGGCGACATCTCCTTGGCA